CATACTCTTCTATTAAAGTATCCTTTACATCATCACTATCTTGTTTTTTATACGTTAAGTGCTCTAAAAGTGTAGATTTAAAGTTAACAAGTAAATTAGGGTCTACTAGTTCATCGTTATTCTGTGCTTCTAATAAACAATATAAAGAAGCTAAAGCTTTATAGTCTTGAGTTTGTATACCGAAAAATTCATCTAAGTTGTATGATTCTTTTATATCAGATATAAGAGCATACTTTTAGTATCTAACTTCCTAGATATTTCTGTTATAGTAGAAAGTATTGATTCTGCTTTATTTTGTCCTACGCCTTTGTTTTTGAGAATAAACTCATATAGTTTAAACTCTTTTACAAGCGCTGTTTTACCAGTGAAGTGCTTTTTAAGTATATTCAATGCAGAAGAGTCCTTTTTAGATAAGGTATCGGCTGCTATTTGTTTAACTAGCAATTCAAAGATAAGACCTGTATTTCGAAATTTTGAGTGTTTTACTTTCATTCTACACGTTTACTATTATAAATATGGGTTAATTACCTAAATCTTTGATGTTGTCTTCTTTTAACATATCTGCCTCTTTTTCTGGTGCAGCATCAAATACAATATTTTTCAGCATATCCTTATTTTTATAATAAACTGCTTTTGTTTTATTCGTTTCCATAACGTTTTCATTATCGGAAGGATAGCCGCCTTTCATACCATGTTGACCTAGAGGATCTCTTCCTCCTAATCCATCATTAGTACCGTAGACAGAAGCTTTTTCTGTTGGTCTACCACCTTCAGGTCCTGGCTGACCCCATTCAGGTTCTGTCTCTGAGTATCCTTTTGGTAGGCTAGCAGGCTCTCCTCCCTTAGGAGTTGCCACTGAACGTCTACCATACATAGATGCTAAGTCATGAGGTGTACCGTAAGTCATTCCAGATTTAGCAGGGTCATTTCCTTCTGCTTCGATTTGAGCTAATCTAAATTTACGTTTAGTATCTTCTCTAACTAAATCTCTCATTTCCATATAAGAATCTTCTGACATATCAAATATATTTTCATAGATATAATCTGAAGAGAATAATGCTGTGTCTTTCATCTGAGAAGCTAAATCAACCTTCTCTTTGAGTAGAGCTACTTTTTCTTGTTCGAAAATGATAGAAGGAGTTGATAACTTAACTTCAAAATTAGTTAAACTTTCTCCTGTAAAACCTTGTGTATATAAATGTACTAGAGCTATCTTAGTTAATTCAGATTCTAGTATCTTTTGTATTCTTTCTACTGTTCTTGCAAACCTAATATCTTCTGCAGCTAATGTAGCTTTACCTTGTAGATCTCCTTCATATCCAAAGTATGCTTTAGGTATCTTTAATGCAGCAAATAACTTAGCCTGTAGGTATTGAACGTCGTTAGTACCGTCATAATCTAATCCTTTAGTAGTTTCGATTCTAGTAGAAGCATCTCCTCCTCTTACAGGTACGTAGAAATCTTCCATCATATTCTGCATATTAAACTTCAAGTTATATTGACCTGTTTGAGGATCAACATAAGGAGTCTTTTTCATAGTGTTGATAGTCTTTTGCATAAACTGATCAACTTCGTTTGGTGGAATAGAACCTACGTTAATGTAGAACATTCTCTTCTCAGGTGCTCTCATTATACGATGAATTAACATCGCATCTTCCATTAGATTAACTTGCTTATAAATCTTTCTAGCTGGTTCTAAGTAAGATCTACCGTAAGGTAAATAAGATGTATCTGATAATAACCTAAAGTGAGCCATCTCATAGTTATCAAATACTATCTGCTGGCTGTTAGGTCTTTTTCTATAGTTAGGATCAGATGATGCTGCAATACCGTCTAGTTCTAATTGAAACTCTACTTTAGCAGGATTTTCTGGATCAGATCCTTCTGTTCTTATAATATGATAAACAGTATAAGGTAACACGTTATATACTCCGAACTTCTCTGCTATCTCTAGCTTTAGGAAAAAGTCTCCGTATTTAAGCATATTACGTGTCCATGACCATAAGTTAAACTCTATGTTTAATACGTCATAGAAAAGATTGTATAGTACTCTCTGTATGTTTTCGTCTGATGATTTGATTGATACTACTTCATTCTGGTCGTTTTTGATAGTAGCCTCGTCGGCAATTATATCTAATGCTGAAGCAATAATAGGATCTGTATCCATAGCTTCGTAATCAGCATATAACTGTACTCTAAGAGTCTGGTAGTTTAGGTTAGGATTGTATATATTTTTGTTATTGCTAATATACATCCTATTGAATCGATCAACTAATGAGTTAGTTTTATATCGACCTGTTTGTTGAATAGTATTTGTATCGGCTACTTTAAGTGTATCTCCTCCAATATTACGTATTACTACGTCGTTAGAAAAGAGTCTCCTTAGTCTGCCAAATAATGAAGTATCCGCCATTACGGTTTTATTTTAATTATAAATAGTTCTATTTTAAAAGCCAGGAGATATCTTCTTGTCCTCCAGGTGTCTCTATAAGATAAGGATTATTTTGCTGATTACCAACATTTCTTATGACAGCTTTGTTTCGGGCGTTCATATTGCTAAAAGAGGATAATTGTGCTCTAGCTAGGTCTATTCCTTGTTGTCTTAATTTTAATGCAGTATCTCTTACATATAGAGCAGTTGCACAGGATATAAGTAAATCATCGTTATATCTATCTTGTGCTTGAGGTTTTCCGTTTTTCCAAACAAATACTCTCATTTCACCCATTAGTCTCTTAGATTGTATAGTAACTCCCTTCTCTCTAATGTACTCTATCATCTTAGCTATTACTAGAGGTCTAGTTCTAGCAGACATTGTAAAGCCCGGTACTAATTTATCTCTTTCGTATTTGTTCATATATGATTCTACTGATTCCATTTGTGCTGTAGAACTGTAGTATAGGTTGTTATATTCTCTGGTGATTATTTGTTCTATAGTAGCCCATCCAATATTAGCGTTTTCTACTACTAGAAGTGCATTATTATATTCAGTAGCTAATCCAGTTAAGAAGTTTCCATAATCCTTAGGAGATAGTTTGCCTTTATATTCTGCTACTTGTGTTGCTGATTCTATATCAAATACATGACATGCTGAATAGTCAGCAGAATCACCACGAGCAACGTCAGCTACAACCATATATGATTTACTATAATCTACTCCTTCCCACACCCATAAATTACCGTCTACTCCTCTTCTTTCTAAAGGATCTTTTTGATATGTTTGTTCATAGTATGACATATCTTCTGGTTCAAATACAGTATCACCAGATGCTAAGAAGTCACAATCACATTCCTGTCCAGCCATTCTAGGACCTAAGTCAGCGTCTTGTTGTGTTCTCCAAGCTTCGTTTCTTTCTGGATGTACTGTCCAAGGTAATCTGATAGGTAAGAATGAATTCTCACCGCTTTCTGCTTTTTCCCATGTCTGATGGAACCAGTTACCAATACCGTTAGGAGTTGATAAAGCCATACATTGTCCACCGGTAGCAAGTGTCTGCTGTGCAGCAGTAAAGGTCTCTTCAATGTTATCAATAAACGCGGCCTCATCTATCAGTAACAGGGATACCGCTTCAGATCTAGCAGCATCTGCATTAGATGACTTAGCTGTAATTTTAGATCCGTTTTTAAGTCTTAGAGATAGTTTATTCTTTTCTTTAGCAGGTAACTTTAACCATTTTGGTAGCTCATCGTACATAAACATAGTTTTAGAA